CTTCTCCACGAGATTAATTCATTTATTTATTAACCCACAAAAAAAAGTTATTATGGGACTTATCAAAAAAGCTTCCGAGCTGACGGTAAAGAGTACAATATCAGCATTGATTTACGGACAACCCGGTATTGGAAAAACAACGCTTGCTTTGTCGGCACCGAATGCGGTGTTGTTTGACTACGATGGTGGTGTACATCGTGTAAACGCTGCACATAGAGGTGCAACGGTGGAGATTAATTCATGGGATGATACAAGCGCGGTTCTTGCATCGGAGGAGATAAAGGAATTCGATACGATCGTGATCGATACGGCCGGAAAGATGCTTGACTTTATGAGCGCTGATATTATTGCTCGCTCGAAGAATAAAACGCCTGGGAGAAAATTGGCGTTGAATGAATACGGTGAGCGTAAGGCGATGTTCATCTCTTTTTTAAAGGCTGTCTCTATGATGGGAAAGAACGTTGTGTTTGTTGCACACGAACGGGAGGAGAAGAACGGAGAGGAGAAACAGATCAGACCGGAGATCGGTGGATCATCTGCCGGTGACTTGATTAAGGAGCTGGATCTTGTTGGTTACATGGAGGCGATCGGGAAGGAGAAAACAATCTCTTTCGATCCGTGCGAGAAGTTCTACGGAAAGAACACGTGCAACTTACCGTCGATTATCAAGGTGCCGGTTATCATTGATGCGAATGGTAATATCACGGGACGTAACACGTTTATGAGTGATATTATTGCAAAGTATAAAGAGTATCAGGCCAGACAAACCGAACTGTCGGGCGATTACGATGCGTTGATGGATGTGATTAAGGAGAACGTTGAGATGGTAACCGATGAAGTTTCGGCTAACGATGCAGCGGAACGAATAGCGGCCTTTGAACATATCTTTGATTCAAAGGTGAGAGCGGGAATGTTGCTGAACGAGAAGTGCCGGAAGCTGGGATTGAGGTTTAATAAATTAGCAAAGAAGTATGAGCGAGCAGCCTAAATATAGATTCTACCCGAGTTTGCTTGATAAGTTCGAGCGTTATCTGCGGGCGGATGAACAGGTCGAGAGCCCGTATAATATTGATAATGAAACCGGAGAGTATAAACGCTCTCCGGAGGAGATCGAAGCGGAGCTTAAACAAGAACTGTTGGATTTGATTAATCGACTTCCGTTTGAAAGTGAAGCGGCGGATAAGGGGACGGCATTCAATACGATTGTTGATTGCTATGTAAACGGTAGACCTCATATTCCGGATGAACGGAACAACTTCACGATAACCGGCGATCAGGAGACGAATATCATATTGGCGAAGTTTCCAAAATGGCATTTCTGTTTTGATCGCAAATGGTGTATCGAGCAGGCGGAGTATTTCAAGGGTGCCGTATCGCAGTTGTTTGTTTCGGCAGTTCTCCCGACGCAGTTTGGTAATGTTGAACTCTACGGGTTTATTGATGAACTGATCCGTGATACGGTATACGATATTAAGACTACGAGCCGTTACGAGTTTGGAAAGTACGAGCATGGATGGCAGAGACACGTGTACCCGTATTGCTTGATTGCATCGGGAATGATGAAACAGGTTAAGGCGTTTGAGTTTACCGCTTATGTATTAAAGGGTGGTACGAGTAGAACGCCGCTTATAAGTGGAACGAGATACCCTGAGTATTACACGTATAATCATGAACGGAGCAGGGATATGTTGGTAAGCCATTGCGAGGCTTTTATTCAGTTTCTCGAGGCTAACAGGGAGTTGATAACAGATAAGAAAATATTTGCGGAGGAGGCGACATGAGTCAGGAAGCTATTCTAACGAAGAAAGACGGAAAGGTAGAGCTCTCAAAGTCATTAGAGTTTATGTGTTCCCAGCTGAGGAATGGGCGTTACTGGTTGAGGATTGAACGTTATGTTGAACAACGTACTATTTCACAGAATGCGTTGATGTGGTTATGGTTTACGTGTATAGAGCGTGAAACGGGAACGGATAAACAGGATGTGCATGATTACTACTGTACGCTCTTTCTTCGTAGAACGGCTCGGATTAACGGAGTTGAGGTGGAGATTGCCGGAAGTACTTCCAAACTAAACACGTTGCAAATGACTGACTTTATGAATAAAGTCAAGGCGGATGCGGCTACGGAACTAGGCATTACGCTCCCTCTTCCGGAAGATAGATATTATAGTGAGTTTATTGCGGAATATAAATTTAGGAGATAAATAGTATGAAGATTATAAAAGCAAAGATTACGAAGGACAATACGTTGATTGCAACGTATGTCAATGAGAACGGTGACACCGTTAACATAGAGGGGAAGAACATTGTACACAAGGATTTGACGGAATCCTTCTGTGCGTTGATTCCTCACCTTGTTTTCCTCTGTGAACAAAAGGAGGCGGATGGGAAGAAGTACCTCGTTGACTTACCCGATGAGGTGTTTACGAATATGGAAGTCTCTGGGTATTCGATCGGAGGCGGTGATGATAACGAAGGCGTTACGCTGACGGGTAAACGCTTCCTGATGAGCAAGAAGGTGCTTAACCTCAACGCTCCGTTTACGATGTTCAACAACGAGAATGAAACCTATGAACACGCGTATGATTTGTTCGAGTGTGTAGAACGATGCAGCTACGAGGCCGAACAGTATTTGTTTGAGAAGAAATGGGCCGTCGTTCAACAGGAACTACCGTTTAGCGAGGAACGGGAAGATATGCCGTTTGAGGTGACACCGGAGTCGATTGCAGCTTTGGAGAGCTTTGAAAACATTACGGCAGAGATTCCGGCGAAGAAGACTAGAAAGAAAAAAGAAATAGCAGCTTAACGAACGTGATATGACAGCACCTTTACTTGTTACACGCACACCGAATTATTATAAGATTCAGTTTGCGTATCATCCGATGCTCCTGGAATGTGTGAAGCGCATCCCGTCTAAGGAGTGGGTGCATGATGAGAAATGCTGGAAGGTGAGTATTAGCGATTACGATTACGTGAATAAATTCTCGCAGTGGGCTATAGCAAAAGGGTATTGCTCCCGTCTTCAGTACAAGGAACAAAAGGAAGAGGATAAGAATTACACGATACCCGAAATGCCCCGTTTGACGGTTGAACATGGTTTGAAGCTGGAGCCGTATGATTATCAGAAGCAGGGTATTGCTTATGCGCTACAACATAAGCGATGTATCTTAGGGGATCAACCCGGTTTGGGCAAAACATTGCAGGCAATAGGCACGATCACGATAGCAAAATCGTATCCGTGCCTTGTTGTTTGTCCGGCATCGTTGAAGATCAATTGGCAACGTGAGTTTCATAAATTCGCCGGAAAGCAGGCTCTTATACTTGATGATCGGAATAAGAACACGTGGCAACGCTTTTATGAAACGGGATGCTGCGATATATTCATTGTTAATTACGAATCGTTGAAGAAGTTCTTTGTTCGTGGTATTAAGGACACGGCACGGTTTACGATGAAGTCGATAGATTTCGATCCACGTATTGACTTGTTTAAGTCCGTGATTTATGACGAGTCGCACAAGCTTAAATCATCCAAGACACAGCAGAGCAAGTTCTGTGAAGGCATTGCAAAGGGAAAGGACTTCGTACTTGAGCTAACCGGAACACCTGTTGTGAATGATAACACGGACTTGATACAACAGCTCCGTATCATGGAGCGGTTGGAGGACTTTGGTGGATATACGCACTTTGTTGAGAAGTACTGCTCCGGTCCGAAGAAAGCCTCTAATATGAAGGAACTGAATTGGAGACTTTGGCAGACGTGTTTCTTTAGAAGAGAAAAGAGCAAGGTGTTGACGCAGCTTCCGGATAAGACACGGCAGTATCTAACGCTTGACATCACGACACGAAGCGAGTATCAAAAGGCGGAAGCGGATCTGATTAATTATCTGCGTAATTTTAAGAATGCGGATGATGAAAGGATAGCGCGTGCGATGCGCGGGGAGGTGATGGTAAAGATGGGTATTCTTAAAGCTATCTCTGCTCGCGGGAAGATTAAAGCGGCTGCCGATTTTATTCACGATGTGATTGATGGAGGTGAGAAGTTAATCGTCTTTGCTTTCCTGAAGGAAGTTGTGATGGAGCTTAAAAAGCTTTTCCCCGATGCGGTGACTGTTACGGGGGATGATAACATGGCACAAAAGCAACGGTCGGTTGATGCGTTTCAAAACGATCCGAAGTGTAGGCTTATCATCCTGAACTATAAATCCGGAGGAACGGGGCTTACGCTTACGGCCAGCTCGCGCGTTGCGTTCGTTGAGTTCCCATGGACGTTTAGTGATTGTGAACAGGCAGAGGATAGAGCACATCGAAACGGACAGAAGAACAACGTTAACTGCTATTACTTTCTAGGTAAAGATACGATTGATGAATATATGTATCAGGTCATTCAGACGAAGAAAGACATCGCTAACGGTGTTACCGGTACGGATGATCAGGTACAGGAGGATATTATTCAAATGACTATGGATTTATTTAGCAAGAGATTATAATGAGAGGATCTAGTGAAAGCCAGATACAACACGGGTGTATTACTTGGTTCAGGGCTCAATATCCTACTTTGTCACGCTTACTGTTTGCCGTGCCCAACGGTGGTAAACGTGACAGGAGGACGGGAGCACAGATGAAATACGAAGGTTGTATGCGTGGTGTGGCGGACTTGATTCTGTTGGTGCCGATGAAAGGATATGCTTCGCTCTGTATTGAGATGAAAACACCGAAAGGGAAGCAGAGCGAGGAGCAAATCATTTGGCAGGCGCTGGCGGAGAAAGCCCGAAATAAATATGTTGTGTGTCGCTCCTTAGAGGAGTTTATGAATGAAGTTAATTCCTATTTAAAATGAATTACATAGAACTAATCAATAATTTCTGGTCAGTGAGGCGTATTAGACCGATGACAAGTTACGAGGCTGATTTTTATTTCTATCTGCTGAAAGAATGTAACTCGAGAAACTGGACTAATCCGTTCGAATTGCCGTCGAGGAATGTAGAGCTTGAGCTAGGCATTTCACGCAAAACAATTTGTGACCTGCGCAACAAACTCCAGCAGAAAGGATTGATTTCTTTTAGAGAAGGACAAAAACGAGCTAGCGGAGCTTTTTATTTCATTCTTTATGTTTCTGACGGTAACGTAAATGGTAACGTAAATGGTAACGTAAATGGTAACGTAAATGGTAACG